GAGTAAAGTACTCGTATTTTATTTTTTATTATTTTGTGAAACAAATTTATAGACCTCCTGGGAAACCTACTAGATTCGCGCCGATACCGAACCCGGCACCAGATCGTGCAGTCACGCCAATACTTGGGATGTATGAATCCAAAATACTAAATGTTGCGGCGGCAGTTAAAGCAAGTAACATGATTTCGTCTAATTTAAGAGATTGCTTTGGAATTGCGTAGGCAGCAATGGCAACCATTAAACCTTCTACTAAATACTTGATTATTCTTTTTACGAGTTCGTAAACGTCAAACATATTATATTAATTCAAAAGAAAAAATTATTTATTTTTTATATTATATTTTTTATTATATTTCTTTAATTTTACTTATCAAATATTCTAAATTATTTGAATTTTGTCAAATATAATAAATTATAAAATAAATACTTAAACGAATTATATTACATTATTTATAAATAATATGAAGGCAGGAGTAGAACCAAAAATGGATCAAAGTGGAAAACCAAATCCAAAATATGTTGATTTACTTGAGGAGGATAAACCAATCGCCGGACAAAAATTCGTGTGCGTATCTTTTGTATCACCTGATAAGATTTTAAAACAAAAAGAAATCTTTTTATTTGAGGAATTCCTAAAGAAGTGGGAATTCAACAAGTCGATGGAAAAGTTCCATCAATTTTTGAATTTTGTTTCCTACAAATACAAATTAACATTTGACGATGTCATGAAGGATTTTCAAGATTTTATTAAAGAAGAACAAGAAAACTTGACCAAGACAAGTTTAGAGGACGATTACAAAACATTTTTGGATAAAAACGAAGAAGAATTGGAAAACGCATTTAATGTAAAGCATAGTTTTCAAACATGTACTCGAGGATTAAAGATCCGCGGTGTATATCCAACCATGGAAGAAGCCGAGTTGCGCTGTAAAATGTTGCGCGAATTGGATCCAAACCACGATGTATTTGTTGGTCCAGTTGGTTTATGGATGCCTTGGGATCCAGAGGCTTACAAGACCGGTCGCGTCGAATACATGGAAGAGGAGTTGAATCAACTCATGCAAGAAAAGGTAAAGAATGAGGATTTCGCCAAGTCCGCTTTTGAACAAAGAGTTAAGGAAACCAAAAAGAAGGCGATTGAGGAAAATATCAAGAATGCTGAAAAGACCGGGTCATCATTAACCCAAACCATTGATGACAATGGAAATTTAATAGGTGTTCAAAATATGAATACCCAAGAAAGTTTTTTGAAGGAACAAGATGTGATTTCCGCTGCGGATATTCGAAAAGAGTTGTTTGAGGGTGAAAACATTATTACGGGTAAGACTGATAATGGACAGAGTGAGTTGATTAGTGGTCCTTTTGCTATAAAGAAAAATGATTAAATGGAATACATTTAGAATCTTTGATTAATAAAAAATTATATATATGTATAATATATATAAATTTATAATTCATGATTACAACAATGACAGAAACAAAACCAGTAATAACAGAAACAAAACCAGTAATAACAGAAACAAAACCAGTAATAACAGAAACAAAAAAAAAGGTGGTTTCTTTAATACTCACCCATCAAGCAAGAATCAGATGTTTGTTTGATATGATTATAAAAGGAAAAAGGATTGAAAAAAAAGAAAATATGATTGATAAAATAAAAAACAACGAAACATTGAATAATTCACTTATTTTTGTAAAAAACACAATTAATACCGCACAAACAAAAATAGCAAATACAATTCAACATCCAGACGATCCGCTTACGCCTCGTTTGTACAATTATTTAAAAAAAGAAAAAGAAGAAGAAAAAAGATTTCAAAATTGTTCAATTCTTCGTTTGTGTTTGAAAAAAGAAACCGGACTATGTCTTCAACTTGTCTACGGAGGAGAATTGGACCCTGGGGAAGGTAAAGGTGGTCGAATATATTATATAACTGGGAAAGAAGATGATAAAAAACAAATTGGTGGTGATGGTAAAATTTCTAAAATTATTTATAAATTTGTTCCAGCAATGAGTCTTACGTCTAAAAAAGAGGTTACTACTACAGAAGAGGAAAACGATGAAATAGCAATGAAAATAATAGAAGAAATATTTACAAATATAAACGCGGGTATAAATCGGTTAGAATTACAAAATAATATTTTTAAAGACGTGGATGAATATGTATTTTATATTGGAAGACATGGTCAGGCAGAACATAATTTAAAAAATGCGACACATCTAAAAACCGATACGGATGTCACGGATCTTGGTAAAGAGCAAGCATTCCGCGCTGGTCAAAATTTGATAAATATTTTAATTAAAAACAAAGAAAATATACATTATGTATTTGCCTCTGATTTGATACGCACCCGACAAACCATTGAAAATATAATCAAGGGGATGAATTCGAATAAAAATCAAAAACAAATGTATTTTCCAAAAGAAATAGTGATATTACCTTGTTCTCACGAATTAAAGTATAATTCGAAAGGATTATGCGATAAAAAACCTGCGTCATTCTCATTAAAAATCGGAACAAAAGAAAACGACCCCAAATGTTCAAAAACAACTTATTGTGTTGATAACAATATTACGAATCCTGAAAGTGATTGTCATCGAATAAAAATGATTTATGAAAATCCCAAAAATAAAATTGTTAGAAACATACCTTTACAATGGGATTTTTATTTTGAAAAAAATAAAGACAAAATGAGAAACATGGATTGTTCGAAAACAAACATGATTCAATTGGCGATTGAATATATAAATACATCTGGACCGATAAGATTTAATAAAACCACGGAAATCGATAATAAGTCTCGGGTTGTAACAAAAATTCCGACTCCTGTACAACCTATTGTGGTAGAGCCCATTAAAGAACCCATTGTTGATACCACCACAAAAGAAGCTATTGTTGAGCCGGAAGAAAAAAAGGAAGAAAAAAAGGAAGAAAAACCTATTGAAAAGGTTGAAAATACTGAAAAATCAAATGGTGAAGAAAATATAAAATTTTGGGTTGGATTATTTAACACAAATAAAGAAACTTTCTACAAAGATATAAAAGATCTTTCTTCTCGTAATAGAAATGTTTTTGATAAAGTAATGGATCAAATTCTCTCTGACCCAAAACAATTATATAACATGATACAAGAATATAAAAGTAATAAAAATACAGATGATCACATTGGTTTTATTAGTGATTATTTGGGTTATAGATTAAAATATGAAGATAAAAATGCTGAAAAATTTATGAAGTATATAAAGTCAAAAGATGAAGATTTATATAATAACATTGAAAGCGGAAGACAAAAAGGCGGTAAAAAAACAAGAAAAAATAGAAAAGCCAAAAAACGATTTGTAAAAAGAACCAAACGCAATTATAATAATAATAAAAATAAAAACAAAAGTCGTCGAACCCGTCGTTAAATAATGTAAATAGAATATAATGACTACTCGAACAATAAATAATTTTGTTTTGATGACTGTATTTATTTCTATAATTGTGGTCTCGTGTATAATTATTTTCGTATAATATTGTATACTATGCGAAAATACATGTATTTATTGTCAATCATTGTGTTTGCTGTGATAAGTTTATTGTTATTTAGAGGAGTCGAAGGATTTCGTGGAGGCGGAGGAGGTCACGGAGGAGGTCACGGAGGAGGCGGAGGTCACGGAGGAGGCGGAGGTCACGGAGGAGGTGGAGGAGGTCATGGAGGAGGTCACGGAGGTCACGGAGGTCATGGAGGACATGGAGGACACGGGAGACATGGAGGATGGGGTCACAGAGGTTATGGAGGTTGGGGATATTATGGCGCCGGAGGTTCAACGAGTTATGCTGTGAATCCCCTTTACCTAGACTATTACGGAGGATATAATCCAAATTATTATTATTTGTATGATGATGCGGATTATTTATTGGTAAAAAGACCTCGCGGTGATTATATTCTTGATTTATAAAAAATCAAAAAAATTAGAAAACAAAGGATGATCCGAAAATCAAAAAGATCATATTAAATAATGATTTTTATAAAACTTTTGAGATTATATATTATGAGTTTAAAATATAATTTCAATAAAAATACATCACCATCTACCATTTGAATTATTTATTTGTTGTATAAAAATAATTTAAATATTAAAATTGAAATAAAACAACTTAAATACAAGGGTGTATAATCATATACACCCATACATTCAATAATGTCAAAAGAAATAGAATATAAACTTGCCGAAGATATAAAAAATAAATATAATAATGTAAGTATTATTATAAATGAAGAAGAACCATATACATTATATTCATGTCGTAGTATTTCTCAATTACTTGATATTAAAAATATAAGGTCTGTGATAAGATATTATTCAAATAATGAAATAATTAAAAAATTAACACATACAAATGGTGGAAAACAAATCATGTCTTATTTAACATATAAAGGTTTAATGAAGCTTTTATCAAAAAGTAGAAAAGAAAAAATTATTGAATTCGCAAAATTATTTAATTTAGATTTAATATCAAAAAATTATTTATGCGCAGAACTTGACACAATTACATGTATTATGAAAACATTCAATAAGGAAGTTATGATTACTCAATATAAAGTTGGTAAATACAAAGTAGATTTATATTTTGTAGATTATAAATTAGTAATTGAATGTGATGAAAATCATTCAAATATTGATTATGATACTAAAAGACAATTAGAAATTGAATCTATATTAGGTTGTAAATTTATAAGATATAAACCACATGATAAAAACTTTAATATATTTCACTTATTAAATGATATTTATAAATATATTTCAGGAATTCAAAAGATTGAAACATTTTATTCTGTTGATAAATTATTGAATATAATCGAAGACAGAGAATTATTAGAGGAAATAAAAAGTGACAACGATAGTGATAATGATGAAGATTATGATAGTGATTATTAAATATATAATCCCTTCTACTATTTCGTCTTTTTGACATTGATTTTCGGTCCTTGTCCGCGTTTTTTGACATTATTCGGGTCATATTTCTCGTCCTCGTCATCCGAAGGGATATTTTTCGATAAGTCCCAGAATTCCTTGCTGCCCAATTTGAAATCGTTATGATTGTCCGCCTTGTACCACATGACTTGATCAAACAATTTGTTCGATTTGGCGTTATTATTTATCACCAGGCACTCGTAATTTTCCGTACATTGGTCCATGACTTGACAAAAGGATTCAAACGTTGGAAACATACCGGCGTAGTTTTCGTAGATTCTTTTACGGTTTGCGATGTATGGTTCACGCAAGATAAAAACATAGTCGATATTGGTGCGGAGAGTTGGGGGTATTCCTAATGGATATTGCATTGTAATGATCAACATTATCTTCCAATGTCTCCCATTCATGAACAGCAATTTCATCATCTTGTCACGCGCCCAGGTGCCATCGTATAAACAATCATCTAAAATAACAAATGCGCGGGGATCAATGGTAGTTCGTTTAAATGTTTCCATTTCTTTTTTGATTTGTTTCAAGACGGATTTTTGCCTTTTTAAAATGTTTTCAATGATGGCGGTGTTGTATTCGTTGTGTATGAAGAGTTTTGGAACTAACTTTCCGTAAAAGCCGTTACCTTCTTCTGTACCGGCAATGACGACGCCAATAGGTATGTCTTGGTGATAAAAGAGTAAATCGCGGACTAAAAAACTTTTACCGGTGTCTCTTCGACCGATCAATACAACCACGGGACCTTTAGATTCATTAGGTTTGAAACTAATAGTTTTCATATCAAATTTTCTTAATTCAAGATTCATATTATACTAATTAAGAAAAATTAATAAAAATTATTTACGAAAATCATTTTTAAATTTGAGGTAAAGAGAGAAACCACTAAACTTAAATTACGAATTATCACTTAATAATGAATGATTCGTAAATAAAGTATTTTCAATGAGTTTGATTTAAAAAAAAATAGTTATTAACTATAATTATTAATGAGCACTATAAATAAATTGTTAAAGATTCATTATGAAAAAAGAAAAAATGCCGAATTATTTAAAAGTTTTCAAAACGAGCAATTAACCAATCTCTCTGAGGTACAAAATTATGTTCCGATTTACAATAAATTTTTTGATTTAAATGAAACCAATTACAATGCGATTAATTTGAATCATGAATGGTATATTAGCAAAGTTGAAAAACAAACCGACTACAATTTGTACAAGTGTGAAATCAAACATTCGCAAAAAGACAAGACCAAAAGTAAAAATTTGTTTTTCAAAATGGCACCTTTAATCGACCCATTTAAATTAATCGTCGGCAAATATGATTTCGCGGATGAAGCCCTTTATAGCTTGCCCAAATACAATTCAATCACCAGTGAGGTGAATGAGAAAATATTGGATCAAAACAACACTGCCTATGTGGACGGATTGTTTTCATATTGTTCAAGTCTTTTGAATCATAATCACCATTTTGTACACGGTATTGAATTTTATGGTTCCTTTTTAGCAATCAAAAAGAATTTCAAATTCAATATTATTGATGATTTGGATTTCGTCAATCGGTCTGATTTTTTCAATAAAAATAAAGATATTTTATTCAAAGTTCACGATGAAAACAATCGTTTAAAAGACTTGTCGGACGCGAAAAAGTTGAAACCAATCAAAATCCAGGAAGACGTCGACGGCAAACCTTTAAATATATCGGCGAAATCAATCAATAATGAATTGTTTGAAAATGTATTTGCCGAAGACGACGACAACGATTGCCAATTGGAGGTGGGTCAAAAAATCGAGGATCAACATATTTCACTGGAAACATTAAAAGAGTTTTCGATTGATTTGTCCCATTTGACAGATGAATGTGGAAACAACAAGAGTGAAACAATTAAATCAGCCGTATCTGGTTCTTCTTGTTCATCCCGGACATCCTATACATCTGAGGATACAGAAAATATTACGGAAGATTTTGATGAAACTGTCGCAAAATCAGGTTCAAACGGGTCATTCAATTCGGATAAAATAACATCCACATCGGCATCATGTTATAGTCACGACTCGGAAGAATATAGTGATGAATCTGATTACGACGATGATGAGAGACTTCATGTAACCCTTGATAAATTTCCGGTTCAAATTATTTGTATGGAAAATTGCGAAAACACATTTGACAATTTGATTGCGAATGAAGAATTGGATGAAAAAGAATGGTTTTCCGCATTGATGCAAATCATCATGACTTTGGTCACTTATCAAAAGGTATTTTTATTTACTCATAATGATTTACACACGAATAATATCATGTATAACAAGACGGACAAAAAATTCTTGTATTACAAATTTAACAACAAGTATTATAAAGTGCCGACATATGGACGGATATACAAAATCATTGATTTTGGCAGAGGTATTTATAAATTCAGTGGTAAACAATTTTGTAGCGATTGTTTTAAAAATGGCGAAGACGCCGCGACGCAATATAATGTGGAACCGTATTTCAATGAGAAAAAACCTCGTTTAGACCCCAATTCGAGTTTCGACTTGTGCCGCCTGGCGTGTTCTATATGGGATTATTTGATTGATGACATGGATGAGATCTCAAATTTAGAAGAATGCTCGCCCTTGGTTCAACTCATTGTAGATTGGTGTTTAGATGATAATGGTGTCAATATTTTGTATAAAAACAATGGTCAAGAGAGATATCCGGATTTTAAATTATACAAAATGATTGCGCGAAATGTTCATCATCATGTGCCATATTATCAATTGGAGCGAAAAGAATTTAAAAAATATGTGGTCACCTCAGTACCAAACAATGAAAATATTATGGATATTGATGCCATGCCTGTTTTTTTATAACCTGGACTCGGTCTTTCTGTTTCTCTGTTTCTCTCTTTGATTGTAAAGTGAAAGACAAAATGAGATAAATAAATTTAACAAAAGTAACTATTTTCAACAAAACTAACTAATTTAACATTATTATATGATTTTTTTATAACTATATAATAATAAATATAGGAATGACTTTTGGTTTCATCATATTAAGACATGTGAATTCCGAATTGACGAATCATTATTGGAATGAATCTATACAATGTATTCGCCGATTGTATCCTTTGAAAAAAATTGTCGTGATAGATGATAACAGTAAAAAAGAATTTATCAATGCTTTTTATGAATACCAAAATGTAGAATATATTCAATCGGAATTTCCGCAACGAGGTGAATTATTGCCTTATTATTATTTTCATAAACACCGGTTTTTTGACAATGCGATTATTTTACACGACAGTGTTTTCATACATAAAAGAATCAATTTTGATTTACTCAGAGGTGTTCCAGTAATACCGTTGTGGCATTTTAAAAATTCTCGTGATGAAAATTATGAACGACTTTTACAAATTTCAAAATATTTAAATTATAGTAACAAATTTCATGAAGAATTCAAAAATGTCAAGGAAAATAAATATTTGAATATGAGTTTTGTTGATGGAACTGGTAAATGGAATGGGTGTTTTGGAGTTCAAACATATATAAACCACGGGTTTTTGGATTATATACAAAAAAAGTACAATATATTCAACATGTTAAAAGTAGTGAGATGTCGGAAAGATCGATGTTGTCTTGAGCGAATATTGGGATTAATCATTTCCATGGAAAACTCAAGATTAAAACGCGCGCCCTCGTTGTTTGGAGATATATTAAACTACACAAACGGTGAATACCATTGGGGATATACGTTTCAAAAATACAAGAAAAAACTGGAAAATGAAAAAAAAATAATGGTGCCTTATGTAAAAGTATGGACCGGGCGTTAGAAACCAGGATTATCGGTGAACACCGCAGGTGCTACTTTATCGCCCCCATCTTGTATCACTGGTTTCAACTGGTCGATGATAAAAGTACCACAAACGACACTGAAATAAACAAGCAGTGAGTCTCTCACTAAAAATTTCAAGGGTTTATTTTCTTTTTCAACAAATCGCATTTCAACAAATCGAATAATAAAATATATGATTGAAATAACGGCAGAAATTACAAAAACACTCGCCATGGATATAAAATAATATAGAACAAAGTTATTTATTATTTTACGCAATACACACAAAATTATGCCAATACTTCAATATCATCAATCAACAAATCCGGCATTAAACTCATTTCATTCGGAGTATCAATATTATGAATATCCAAATAATCTAATTTTACATCTTCATCCGCAATTTTTAATCGAGGATTGTCTTCATCATCGTCGTCCTCAGTTTCCAATCTACGCTGTTCGTTTCGCATCTCACTGATTTCTTCTAAACGACTGATATCTTTGGGTGCTTCTACAGTGATTTCGTTGTTATGTTCATCTCTCGCATAATCAATATCATTAAAGGATAATCGGGAGGATTTTTCAGTTTCTGTCATCACTTCCAATGTTTTGGGTAAGGGTAATGGCAATTCGCTTTCAAGTGATCCACCACTTTGTTCACCCTTTTTATCACCCCCGTCACTAGTTTCCTTAATAATCTGGGTTTCACCCTTTGCCTCCGCGGGTTTTTCGACAACTTGTTCCTTAATTTCCTCAACCACGTCTTCTTCAATCGTCTCGCCCATATAAGCCTGTAAAATACTTTCAACCGGTATACTTTCTCTCACCGTATTTAAAATACATTCTTGAACAATAATTTCAGTTTCACGAAAATGTTTTTGTACTTGTAAAGGCGGTATATTGATTTCAAATAAATAAACATTCTTGTATATTTTTCTGGCAACATTAATGTATACCTTGTGTATAAAATCATCTAACTTTGGAATACTAATATCAATTTTTCGCTGTTTTTGACCAGCACGAATAGCAGTCAATAATTTCAATTGAATAATATGTACACATGTCACTAAATCTTCTAAATAATTACATCCACTTTTTTCAACAATTCGTCGACGCTCGCTTTCAATAATTGCCGGGTTCCATTTTGGAATACGAGTAATGAAATTTTGGAATGTCATTAAATATTTATCCATTTCATTATTGTCTCTACACAATTTGTTTGCTTCGTCAAAAATAGATTTTAAACCATCTACAATATGAGGTGTTAAAATAGTGAGCAAACGCGACCCCCATTCGTTTTTGGATTCATGTAAGCTAGAAACGTTAAAATCATCCATATTACATAAAAGAAATATTTTCTAAATTGTATTCTAAACTCAAAAAAAGAAAATTCAAAATAAACATGATGAGTAATTTTTCATTTCTAAATTCTTTGCGAATTTTATGAAAAGTAAAAAGCAATTCATATTTTTTCACCAAAGGTAATTCCTGTCGCTTATCAATATATTCGATTAAATCTAACCCACTATAGCCTTTTTCATATAATTTTGTCGAATGATTCATTATTTTCTCAATCCCCATATTTTCCTTGTTTTTGATTAAATATTTATGTAACCAGTCTTCCCTGGAATATTTTCGTTCTCTCAAATGAAACGTTTTATCAAGTATATGTTGATATAAATTAACCGCTTTATCATGAATCACCGGTTCAGGCACATATATTTCACAAAAACGGGACAAGATGGGTTTTAATAATTTGTATTTATCCTCTACAATAATAAAAAAACGAGTTGTGTGATTAAATAGCTCAATACAACGCCGCAATGCCGATTGAGCATCTATGGTTAATTTATCAGCATTCAATAATATGATACTTTTGAAATTATCTCCGCCATTGGAATTAATGTGTGTTTTGGCGAAAAATTTCAATTCCTCTCGAATAAATTTAATTCCTTTACCATGTGCGCAATTGACATACATGACGTAATTTTTAATTTGTTCCTTGTTGTGATTATAAATAATATCTATAAAATCATTTACAATGGTGCGTTTTCCGTTTCCGGATTCACCATGAAATATAATATTCGGAATTTTACGGGTTTTATGAAAATATTTTAATTTTTCCATGATTGATTGATGAATATCATACTTCATTTTTATATTTTGATTATTACTAATATAATAGTCAAAATATTTATATGTTATTTAACGTAATATACTTTATATTTTATACATCAAATATATTTGAATTACACCGCCGATGTCAAACTATGTGTAAATGGATTTTTCCTGAACGCATCAAGTAAATCGGGGGCAATACGATCGCAGTTGACACTTTGATCATATTGTTGAGGTTGTCTGATTTCACCATAATTTTCCTTCAAGACTGGACGATAACCCATATTATTTGGAACATACATACGTGTATTGTAGCGATCACTGTCGATTTTCGCCACATTTACATTCATGGTTTGATTGTATATTTGCGTATTTCCGTGATTTGTTCTGGCATAAGTAAGCGGTTCTTTCAATGTATTGTTGGTTTGTATATATGCCGCATTGTAATTCATGCTTCCCCATTTCGATGAATTTCCACCCGGATTACCTACGGTACTACAGTTGGTAGAGTCGCGTTGATTTTGGATTGCTTGTTGCTCAGCGACCATGTAACCTCCGCCTTCCACTTGGTTACCCACATAAAAATTGGGTGAATACAAGGTGGTTTCTTTTACAGTGGTAGGTGTGACATCATTTGGATTGATTACATAATTTTGTT